TTGCTTGAGCCGCTAGTATCAATACCAGTGCCGCCTGTAAGCGTGAGAGTTTCGCTGTCAAGGTCGATACCAAGTGCGCCACCGCTGTCTGCTTGGAAGTCGAGGTCTTGTGCTGTGACTTGTGCATCGACATAAGTTTTAATTGCCTTCGCTGAAGCGACGGTATCGTCTGAGCCAGACACGGATGAAAGGTCAGTGTCCACGTCTGTAATGCTAGTTGCTGAACCGATTACGAGACCGTCAACGGTTGCCGTACCGTCTAGGTACAAATCTTTGAACTGTGCGCTAGTTGTTCCGATGTCAATGCTGTTGTTTGCGTCGGGAGTCAAAGCCGCGCCAAACGTAACGTTGTCGGCTGCGGTTCCTACGACGGTTACCCGCGAACCCTCACCTGCTGTCCCATCGTGGTTGTGTCCTGTGGAAGCGTTGAACGCCGCTAATATCTGATTAAATTCATCGTTACTGTCGGCGGCATTTATAACGTCACCGTCAGTGTATGTGGATTGCCGTGCGCTATATCCTGCCATTTGTTATCTCCTTCCTCCCGGAGTAAATTCCAGTTGGTAACCTTTTATTGAAATGGGGGCTGCCCCCGCTGTGTCGTCTAGTCTTACTGCTATTGTAAATCCACCGCCTTCAACACTCTGCCGGACTAGCGGGGTACCCGATGAACCATAGACTGCAGTGCCGTACGTGGATGTTGTGAAACCGTAGATGGCAATCGCTGCGCCTGTGGTCAGGTCGTATTCTGCGGGCTGGGGAACTGCAGAAGAGTTGAAGTCATATCGAATACGGAACTTGGAGTTCACCGCACCTTCGTTCTCGTAGTTCCAGATTATGCGTTGCATCATTTTGCGGATGCCAGCATCACCCATAGTAAAGTCAGCAGACCTGTAAATAGCGGACATATCGGTACCGTCAAAATCGTTGCCGGACTCTTGCTTGTAGACGTACCCATCGTATCCACCGTGTACTACTGTCTCAACACCGCTGATAAAACCGGAAGCGCAACAAGCAGGTTTCAAACCCTTTATGTCAGCGTATTCCCATCCTATGCCCCCGCCCTCTACACCTGCTTTGATAACGCCGATGATTCCTGCCGCAGCCGTTGCCGCTTGGGAGTCTTCTGGAAAAAACAATCGGTACTGTGTTTTGCCCCGTATGACCACAGAAGAAATGCGGTCTTTGCTTATGTTGTCTAGGCGCGGCTGGATTTGTTTCGATACAGTTCCCAATTCCACGTCGCCAATCTTTTCAGTACCCGCAATCGTGCGGAGACCGTCCGGAGCAAGATATACAATATCACCTGCAATCTCCTGAACACTAAACCCGTCTACACATCCTATGTTTCTGGTGACGGGCTGTAATTGAAAGTCAGCTACGGATGAACCTGCAATAAGAAATATTTCGTCTTCACAGAACACATACAAACGGTCACGAAAGACCTTTAGCTTTTTGATTGCGCTGTCTACCCGAATAGACCCAGCACCGTTAGCTGTAGAAAAGTCAGCTTCGTTGAACGGGGCAGTAAACACAACCTCTTGTGGATTTGCGGACATACCACCAAAGAATACGTGGTTCTTGAATACCGCAACAAACGAAGGGTCAGACGGTGCGCCAGTAGCATTTATGTCGGTTACGCTACTATTGTCATACGAAGATGCTCTGTTGGCACCATCACACCAAATCACCTTTTCCGTGTTGTTAAAGTTAAAGTTCACGAAGTCGTAGCGACCTGCGCTGGTACGACCTGTGTCTATGCTAGTCCAACCACTTCCTGTGCTTTTATATACTGCGGTACCCTGCGAGGCAATAACTTGATTCTTGTAGGTGTGTACTCCAAGTATAGTACCCGAAGAGCCGCCAACCTGTGCAGAGTCGTACTTGGTAAAGCCATTGATGCGACGGTAACCGCCATTGATGTCAGGCTCAAAGTTTTGCAGTTGTGTGGCAGCACCGGGTGGAAGCGTAAAAGCATCCTTGTCTAGCATCAAGCCACCGCCCAAACGGACAATGAACGGACTGAGCAGGGAAGTATCTGGCATTATACAGCCCTCATGTAATCCTTACGGTTGATAAGTTCGACGCGCATACGACTCAGACCTTCCGTATAATCTCGTAAAGCGAGTTGTGAAAACTGCACGTCAGAACGAAGCATGTGGGAGTAGTACCGTGCGCGATTGATAATCACATCGTGGAAGCGTTCTGGTATAGTGGGTGTATCTGTATTCACGGCCATGTCTGATGTGGTTTTGTAATAGTAGTAACGCACGGTGTACGTAGACTCGTCAGGAACCGGGGACAGGCCGATTTTGTTGTCCGGGGTTTCGTAGATGTACTGAGGGACTGCCCGCGAACCCGTGTCAGGGTTGGTGTCCGACTCATTATAATTCTCTAAATATTCATTGAATGATATGTACTTCAACTTACGTTCGGCGGTGCTTGCAGACTCCTGTATCGTGAAGCTGTCAAAATCTAAAGTCTTGGCATCAGATTCTCTTGAGTATTCTGACGTTCCAGCCGTGGTAGTAAAGGATTGGCTCTGTACTGTAAAAGGCCACTCTACTTCGGAATTGATAATATCGCGCTGGGCTTTGTTTACAAAATCTTTTACAGACGACTGAACACCACGAGTAGAAGTTACGTTAGTTATTTCAACTTCGTTGATTTCACGTAAAACAGCATTAATTAGTTCTAGGTATGTCATAATTAAGCCTTATGCTGTGGGTTGTAATATTCTTCGACGGACACGATTACTTCCATTGTATTAGCTGTTTCACCGTACACCACAATCTTATCTCCCGCGTGTAGGTTAAAGTAGCCGCCATTTACCAAGTTAGTTACGCTGTGTCCTGACATGGACAGACCATTCGCAATGTAGTGGTAGGCAGTATCTTCGGCGTGGTAAAACTGCACGTACACTTTTTTTGTAGACGTGTTGTTGTTGCTTATGTGCAGATACCGTGTGATTGCGCCAAAGTTAGCAGGGCAGGTGTACACTACGGTTGCACTTGCATCTGCAGAGGTAGACGAAATAGTGTACCCCTGTGTGTGAAACTTTGAGTTGGTTAAGTCTGGCACAGCTAGATTCTTTCCTGCAACACATTAGTAGCCATTAATTTTCGCTATCCAATACTTCAAGCGATTCCAGCTTGTCTCTAGCATCTGCCCAACTTTGGACTGCTTTATCCATTTCTTCAAGCAAGTCTGGATGCTCTCCGATAGCTGCCGGATTGATTGTGTAATTTTTAAATACATACTCTGCACTCTTTTGCTGGGCTTTGTACTTGTGGCGTAGGGCTTCTACTGCTAATTTTTTCATGGGTACCTCTTACACCATTATAAGCTAAAGTAAACAAATAGTCAAGAACTATTGTAATTCCTTGCGTATGCTGTCAAGTGTTTCTTTCAAGGTAGGGCCATCTTTTTCGCGGGGATTGTACACACACTGGTATTCTCGTGGACAAAACTCGTTAATTGTCATGGTTTCTATTGTGTTGTTTGCACCCCTATATGTACAGATGTACTCTGTGTAGGGGTTTTGTTTTATTTTAACTCTTTCATAAGCAACAAGTCTACACGTAGTCCACTTGGTATTCGCTGCTTTGGCTTGTTTGGACACAAGGAACATAACAAATGCGTAGAGCAAAGCAGAAGCCAGTCCAATCATAACAACCCACGCTACTATTTCTACAAACTTACGTCTGCGTTCCCGTTGGCGGTAAAGTGTTTCCTGCCGTTGCTTACGTATCTGACCTTCCATACGTACTAGGTCATCCCACTTTGACCTGCCCATAGTCAAGCTAATCCACTGCTGTAGTTCATATCGCTGGGCTGCTGCCTTTTCTTTGTTGGCAAAAGCAGTGATGGCTTCTTCTTCTATACTTGCGCCATTAAACAGCTTCTTGAAGATAGGCGGGTTCTTGGCTTCCTTTTGTGCTTGGTCAATATCACTTAGCGCACCCATCCAGCGAGACAAGTCACCAGCCATAGACTCAATGTCACGACCTACTTGCATCCCCTTTTTGATAGCACCGAAAGCCGCCGATGCGGTAGCCATTGCGCTAATAGGGTCCATCTATGCAGCTTCTTCCGCTAGTTCTTCTACAGGGTTCTGTGCAGATACGCCCATCCACTTAGACCACTCAGCGTAGTAGTGACGCATACCCACCTCATCGTGGATTGTGCCGCCTTCGTGTCGCCCGTGCAAGATGTTACGTGGCTCTGTGCCTGTACGCATGGTTGTGCCTTGTCCAGCTACGCCAATCAAGTCTTCGTGTAGGTTACGGCCAAACGGTCCCCAGATAGAGTTGTGGTGTTCGATACGAGTAGCACGGTCTTCTGGGCTGTCACTCTTCAAGCCGTAGCCACGGAACTCAATCAGTACCCTGTTTGGTCCTAGTGGGGTTACGCTGTCGCTACGGTACGCACTGCCGCGTAGATTAAAGTTAAAGCCGGGGAACAGGTCAACCATGTACCACTGGTTTGGTGGCAGGTTAGGGAATGACAGTTCACCTCTGTCTTCAAAGCCCTCATATTCTTCATATTGCACTGTGAAGCTACTGACGTTTACGTGTCCGTTGTTGAACGGTATGTTCTTACGTGCGAAGTACGCATCGTTGAATCCGGTTACACGATTGTGGTAGTGCATGAAGTCGTGGTAGAACTCAGAGTTTGTGTCGTGCCACAGCTTGTAGTTTGTTTCGATGATGGCTTTGTGATAGTGAAATACCTCTAGTGGTTCGGTGTTAATAGCGTCGTCGATACAATCAAACGCACCATCTAGCCACTGCTCAAGTCCCTGTGTAGGGTTGCGGTCTAGTGTAGTCCATACCATTCCACCATAGTTTACTTCTGTGTGCAGCTTATCCCATGCAGCATAATCTAGTTCAGACAGATTACCTGCCACTCTCATAATGCCGGGATTGTGGTACAGATAAGCTTGAATGCCATCAGGCTCGTGTGCAACAAGCACATTCTTGTGTGCAATCTGTGATGTACGATAGCGTCCTACTTCTGGTAGTTCACTTTCGTGGCACACAGGCACCCATACTTTAGCAAATATCTTTTCAATCTCTTGCTCGTACAAGTCATAGTCAGAATAGATAAGCGAACTGATGTGTTCTATGCTAGGAGTCTTAGTCCATTGTTTGTGATTTCTAGGGGGCATTCAATATACCTTTACATCGTCTGGGTTTACATATCGAGGTACGCAATAGGCTGTTACTCTGTCTTTCGGGTCGATAAAATCACTGTATTGATAGTTGCCGTATCGTTTGGTTACGCGGGAAGCAAAGTAGTTACATTCGTTTATGTTCCAGAAATACATGTCACTGCTTTCTAGGGTACGAAAGTTCCCTGTGCCTATATACACAAGCAACAAAAAGACGTGGGCTGTCAAAACTCCCCTGACTTCATTGCGTCCGAAAGCTTTCTTGCCCGCGAACCCACCTGCCTTGCCCAACGCGAATCCATCATCTCAAGACTTGCGGCATCGAAGTTACCCTCGTGGATAGCGTTCCACATTTTTTTGAACTTGCATAGGCGCGGCACACCCATATTGAAGGCCATGTCCATCAAGATTAACTGGCGCACTGCATCTAGGTTGTCCACGCACTTGTGTACCTGTGACAGTTCGTTTTCTACTATCTTGATGTCGTTCATAGCAAGGTAGCGGGCGTCTGCTTCGCTAATACCTTCGGTGTACACGATAGCCATGTTGGGTATGTCCATGTAGGCTAATTCTTCAGGACTTATGCCCCGGTCTTTTAAGTTTCGTCCTATACCGATGGTGTCTATGCCCAAAGTATCTTGGTACACTGTAAGTACCATTCCTTCGTGTTCGATTAGTTTGTCTAGGAAGTGTGATACGTTATACTTCATTTTTCATGTCCCAACCATACCGCAAATGCACCTGTCATTGCCCCCGTGACTACACTTACCAGTGCTGACTGTTGTGTTGTCGGGTCTGGCAGAAGCATGAACCACTCCACTACTCTCCACGCTGATATTGACATCATCAACATCATAAGGCGGGGCAGTATCTTCCACTTGAGGAATCTTTCCATTGTCAATTCTGCCATGTTTACTTCTTTCCAAAGAACTTCGTCGCTGCTCGTGTTCCAAAGCTTGCAGCAACAATAACGCCCAAGCTGTACTGGTACCATTCAGGCATTTGCTCCAATTGTTGAAATCCGTTACGTACAAGTTCTTCCATCCCCGGAACAAACGCTAAAATAAGTGGTAGGCTAAATAAAATTGTCAGCCACTCGTCTTTCCACGATGACTGACTTCCCTTTGCCATCTCCAAATCCCAATCGATTTCTCCGGTGGCTTTCTTTTGCATAACCATCGCTTCTGCTTCTGCTTTGGCTACCTTTGTTTTTGCTTGCGCTTTCTTTTCTTCTACTTTACCAGCCATCCACGTGCCAGCAAGTTCTGCTACAGGTCCGATTAGTAAGTTTAACACTTCCACCTCTTTCTTGCTTGACGCAAACGACTGTTAGGATTCTTTGCAGCTTTAGGAAACTTTTTCATTTGCCCAGCGGACCTAGCACAGTATGACTTGCGACGTTTTGCTGCGGCACTGCCCGGCTTGACTTTACCCGTAACAGCAGTCTTGAGTTTAGAGCCGGGATTCTTGCGACGGTAAGCAGCTACCCCAGCCTTAGTCATTCCCGCACCCTTCTTTGTGGCACGAAAGTTCTTTTTGTTACGGGCTGGCATGTTATCAGGTTTTCTTGGTGCCACGTTTCTTCCTTTTCCTTCCAGATGCAGTAACAGACCATTTTACTTTGGCTGGTCCCGTCTTCTTAGCTGCTTCTTTTTTGGTGATGCGCTTGGCAACTTTGGCAGGTCTACAGGCTGGGTAAGGACGTTTCTTTTTCTCTGAACCAGAGCGACCGCACTTCTTGCCAGTCTTCACATCCCGCCAGTCTTCTTTGAACCATTTGGTTAAGCCACCCTTTGGTTTAGCCATTAGGCGTACGTCCCACCACGCTTCTTGTAGGTCTTAACCAACCAAGCATTTGCATACGCACTAGGATATACTTTGAATTTCTTCTTTGCTTCGGCCTTAACCCGTGAGTACAGGGCTTTGTTTTTTGGTGTAGGACTTTTTGATTTCTTAGCTGCCATTGTATATTTACCCCCGGCAAAGGTTATTGCTTA